CGGAGGTACTCCAGGCGGAACGCTAAATGGCGCTCTCGGTGGTGGCACTGGGGGGAATGCCGATGCAGTAGGAAGCAGCGGCCCAGGGGGCGTGTCCGGTAGCGGGGGCGGCGGGGGTGGCGCGACGGGCGTAGGACAGAACGGAGCCAATTCCATTTGGAGCGCGGGCGGTGGCGCGGGTGGTGGAGCGATAGACGCAGCCAACCCCGGCACGAATCGCGCCGGGGGAGCGGGTGGCGGCACAGGGCACGCGCTTTCGGCAAGCACTGGGGCCGGCGGAACAGCGGGGCCATCTGGTGGCGCTTCGCCCGGTGGGACGGGCGCAGATGGCGACTCATGGACGTGCGGTGCCGGTGGCGGCGGGGGCGGATCGAATAACGCAGGCACAGGTGGTGCAGGCGGTCCGGGTGGCGTACCAGGGGGAGGCGGGGGAGGCGGTGGGGGAGGAACGAACGTGGGTGGGGCGGGCGGCAAGGGCGGTGATGGGGCAATCCGTATCTGGTACTTGCCATGATGCTCATTCGTATTCTGCTGCTGCTCATCATTTCGCTATCGGCCGAAGCGGCGGCGCCCGTCATTAGCTGCACGCCTTCACGAACGTCCGGCACCGAGCCTTTTAGTGTCGTCTTCGACTGTTCCGGGACCACCGACGCTGACACGTCCAAGCCGTTTCACGATCTTCTGTACCGGACGAATTTCGGCGATACGAATGTGGGCACGGACACGTGGTCAAATGGTGCGAACACGAACGCATCGAAGAACGTGGCGACCGGGCCGATCGCGGCGCACGTTTTCGAGTCATGCGTTGGAAGTCCGTTCACAGTGACGCATTTCGCCACAGACGGAACGGACGTATCGCAGACAACGAACACTATAACTGTAGCGTGCGCGGACGACACCTTCGCGGGAACGGCTACGGTCTGCTTCTTCAATTCTACCGTCGGATCAGGCTGTCCTAGCGGCGCTGTTGAAAGCGCGTCCTCGGATTGGGACGCAGCGATTGCGTTGTGTGCGGGCACTACGAAGCGGTGTCTTTTCAAGCGCGGCGATTCGTTCGCCGGAGGTTCGGACGGAGCGATCACAGCATCTGGAGCGATCACGATCGGCGCATACGGGTCGGGCGCTCTTCCAATAGTCAACGTGGCTGCTAGCAGGTCAGGCATCCTTATCAACAGCTCGTCCGTCAATGATATTCGGATCATGGATCTCAACATGGTTGGTACTGGAGCGATTGGTTCCGAGAATGGCATCTCTGTCGCAACCGGCACAACGCCTAGCAACATCACCATTCTACGAGTGACGATCAGCGCGATGGGCGGGCAGGGAATTGCGTTTGCAAACGGCACGGCAGTAGCAACTAAAGTGGTCATTCAAGACAGCACAATAAGTGGGTCGTTCAACTACGAGGTTTACGTCAGGGTCAAGCCTTACCTGGCGATTCTCGGCAACGCGATCGGACCTCTCGCAACAGGAGCGGCGGAGCACGTCTTTCGCACCGGGCCTATTCAGCAATTCGTTTTTGCTCACAACACTATTCAGGGTGCGCCGGTAAACAAATCGGTGCTCACTATTCGTGCGGGTGCTCACGTCACGTCGGCTGATGATTCGTTCTACGGTGTCGTGCACGACAACAAGATCATGCAGGGCACCAGAACGAACAACATGATGGCGATTCAGCCATTCGACTCGGGAACAGACATCCGAATCTACGACGTGATTGTGGAGAAGAACTTTTTCTTGGGGCAAGCATACACGGGCGGCACGCTTTGCCAAGCGATCTACATTGCCGGGGTTCGCATTACCGTGCGCAACAATCTCTTCGATTTGTCTGCTGCAACAACTTGCAGTCGCCTTGGTGTAGAGATAGATCAGTTTGGCATTGAGCCGCCGCCAGATGATGTTCAAGTCCTCAACAATACGTTCTTCTCCTCGGATACTCACAACGCAACCGGGGTAGAGATTAGGGCTGGCTCTACGGGCACGGTCGCAAAAAATAACGTATGTTGGTTTGATGTCGCCGGAACAGCGAAGTGCATTTCCGACGCTGGCACGGGAACGATAGCGCCCCTACAGCCAACGGCCGGCGGTAGTTCTACTAACGCGCAGTCTTCTGGCACCGATCCGTTGTTCGACAACACCGCTTCGCCGCCGTCAGGCTTTCGCACCAGCACGAGCAGCTATGCGGCGACCGGCGGGACCGCGATATGGCCTGCGAGCAACGACGACTTCTATTCCTGCGACTCCACGACGGCCGACGTGAAAATAGGAGCTTTCGTACCCGGCGCTCGAGCTCGTTGCACATCAGGGGCGGGACCGTAAAATTATGTGCGTAAACGCACAAATAAGGGGTGAAATCGGCGGGACCAAGCGCATACCTGTCGCTGCCGCCCAACAATCAGACCGTGACATAACTGGAGTAGTGTCATGGAAAGCTTACCGTTTATGGTGAAGCCCTCGATAGCCGAGGTTCTGGTGCTCTTGAAGGAAATGGTGGTGAAAGTTAGGGAATTGGACGAAAAGTTGGACGAGCTGCGCACTGATCCTCGCCTGACGCGGGTGGAGGAAAAAGTGTTCCTCATGCAGTGGGTGCTCGGCGTGTGCTTTACGTCAGTCGTGGGGCAGATCGTATATCTGGTGATACGTCGATAGGGGATCATCTTATGGAATTCGTCGCTGTAGCCGCTGCGATTACACAACTTCTGGTTGCGGTCGCCACGCTGCTGAAACTCATCCAGACGCACAACACCTTCAACAGCAAAATGGACGAGGCCATGCGCTTGGCTAAAGCCGGTGCGTTCGCAGAAGGAAAACTAGACGAGCGTGCGCAAAGGCGAGTACGGGAAGCCGAGGCCGCACTATCACGCGAGCAAGAGCCGCCGGTAATCAAATGAACGACCAGCCATCGGATAGGCGCTCCAATCCGTTCACCGAGAAGCTGTCGTGGCTCATGGCGTGGGCGGCGGCGCTCGGCGGTGCCTACGTCATCATCGACCCGGTGATAACGCTCCACATCACTGACTCAGTTCAGATCAAACTGGGCGGCGACGGCTTTGCCGAGCAAATGAAGGGCGCAGTCCTCGCGCTGATCTTGGTCGAGGGTTGGAAGGCGGTGAAGGAGTATTGGTTGGGATCTAGCGCAGGCTCTGCCAAGAGCGCCGATGTGATGCAGCGCATAGCAGAAGCCGCGCCTACCGTTGCCGCCGCTGCTGCGGCCGCCGCAGCGCCGACGCCTAAGAACGGGCATCCCGTCAAGGCCGACGACGTAACGGTGAACGCGGCCGGCGATGTGACCGTGAAGAAGGACGGATGAAAAAGCCCGGTGCCGTGGCAGGCAACCGGGCCACGATAGCGCGGTCTGCGTTACCGTTTCTTCCTCTTCGCCATGAATCCAGGTTGGATGCCAGCCGCCATGCGTTCCTCCGCGATGCGCTTTCCGTTCCTGCGCCGCAGCTTGGTCGTGATCGAGGTTCGCTGCCGATCAATCACGTTCAGCACGCTCTGCGGGAGGATCGAGCGGTTAGACCCCTTCGCATCCACTTGGGTTACAAACGCCGTCACCCCTTCGTCCGTTCGCACCGTCTGCACCATGTAACTTGTCGCGTGCCCGTAGAAGTCGATGTGCTGGACGACCGTGGGCTGGGTGTTCGCCCCGTTCGGCAAGCCCATCATGCTCGACAGCAGCCTATCGAACGGGTCCGTCGTCAGCGCGGCGGTGACTTTGTGGTTGCGCTCGTGCGTGTTGCCATCTTGGTCCATAATGTATGTCCTCTCGTGTGTGTTAAAGAGCGTCCCCGGTGTCAGCCGGGGGCGGCAGTTCTTCACCACCGCAACTACCATTTTACCAAACGCACTTTTGCGAAGTCGCGTTTGCGAACGAACCATCAAGCACTTAGCGCAACTCTAGCCCCGAGAAATAGTTCTTGGTGCCATTTTCAGGCAATCGCAGAATGAGCCACATCGAGCAAAGGCTGCGGGAAATAAGCGATGAACTGCGCGAGATCGCGAACTCTCTGCCATTGCCGCCCACGGCCCTGCACACGCCACTGGAGCAGCGTGCCACGCAGCAGCTCCGCAGGGACGAGGGCGAAGTGCTCTATGCGTATCAGGACTCGCTCGGCTACTGGACTATCGGAATCGGCGTGATGATCGACAAAAAGAAGGGCGGCGGCATCACGCAGGAGGAATCGGAATACCTGTTCGTCAATCGCCTTCGCGCACGCATCGGAGAACTCGATCAGATGCTCCCTTGGTGGCGCACCTTGGACGAGCCGCGCCAGGGCGTGCTCCTGAACATGAGTTACCAGATGGGCGTGGTAGGTGTTATGAAATTCGTCAACACGCTCAAGCTGATTCAAGGCGGTTCTTACCAAGCCGCTGCCGATGCGATGCTGAAAAGTCTGTGGTATCAGCAAACTCCAGCAAGGGCACAGCGGCTTTCGGATCAGATGCGCGATGGGGAATGGAGATGAAGGTGCTGGCCGGGCGCTACTCCGGCTCCGCTGTACCGTTTACGCCGGTCGTCCGCAAGTGTTCTGGGTCGGCATCAGGAATCTCAGCGCGTGTCTGCTCTCCACGCCGCAGCACCAATGAAATCTTAGCATGAAAGTCCTATTCCCGACCACTCTCGACGTTCGCTTCCACCACGACGAGCAAGGCGTTCGGTGGGAGCTCATGGCACCTTTCGTCGTGATCGTGAACGCTTGGGAAGCAGACCAGAAAATCATCCGCGTTCCGGCGGGGTACATCACGGACTTTGCATCGGTGCCGCGGCTGCCGTTCATCTATCTCGCCTACGCGAACAAGGCGCATCTTGCGGCTCTGGTACACGATTGGCTGTACTCGGAAGGCGGAACGGAAGCTGACCGAGAGTACGCGGACTGCGTGTTCCTGCAGGGAATGCTCGACACGCTGGTTCCAGAGGAAAGCAATTCGCTTACCGCCGACGACGCTCGGGCGATGTTCGATGCGGTGCGACATTTTGGCAGCAGTCACTTCAACTACAAGGAGACACCATGAAATTCTGGCTTACCGCAATCCTGCTTCTCGGCACGTTCGTTCTAACCGGCTGTCCCAGCATGAGCATCAAGGACATGAGCGCGGATCAACTGAAGGCGACGAACGGGATGCTAACGTGCTCTCAGCTATCGAGTATGTACGGCAAGGGGAGCACCATTCTCGTCAACACCGACGACCTGCGAAAAGGCGCGACGAGCAAGGGCAAGACCGTAATTACCTGCGGCGATGCGACGATGGCGATTGAATCAGAGGTCGGCGTACCAGTGCCACCAGGCGCGACTACTACCACTACTACCGTGGTAAGGCCGCAGTGAATCAGACGGATTACCGAAGCGCAACTGAAAAGGATTTGAAATGGACCTATTTGGACTGATCGTATTGCTCCTGGTCGTTGGCGTGGTGCTCTACTTCTTCCCGATTGACGGGACGATTAAGAACATCATCCTCTGTCTAATCGTGGTTGCAGTGATTCTCACGATCCTGCATGGTTCCGGCACTACTAGCGGACATCGATACTGGAACTGGTAGGTCGCTAGCGCTCGTCAGCGAGGAGCGCGGCGAGAGCCTGCGAGAAGTCCGCTACAGTGCGCTGGTATAGTCCGATGCAATGCTCTGGCGCGTCGTGGGCATCATCGTCGTATAGACCGTAGTAGACGACGCCATCCTTAACGTCGTGAATGTTGACCTCGCGTTTGCCGCGTCGCCACGTCATGCCAGTTTTTAGGCTGTCGCTCACTTCGCGCTTTCCTTCATGGCGGCGTCGATGGACTCTCGCGTAATTGGCTGGTTAGTGTGCCCAAGTAAAACTGCGGCAATATTTCATCTACTACTCCTTGAGTGCCTGATTGAGTTTCTGCTGGTAGTGATTCTGCAAGCCGGGGTCAAAGCTGCCGATAGAGCAGATTGCTGATCGCGCTATGAGTAGCACTTTTCCATTTGCGCTCGGCCCTTGCAGGCCACGGAGCGCGAGGTCGCAGAGGGCCATCAACTCTGCTTCCACTTCGGAAACGTTATTCCACGCCTTGAACGCTACGCGCCAGTCCTTTATCTTCGCAACGGTTAGCGGCAGTCCGGGCATCCCCTCGTCTACGGTCGCGTACCTGATTCCGGGCGGCGGTGGCGGCAATTCCTCCTGCGCGCTGGGGGAGCCGGAAGCAGGCCCTTTGCGAAAACTTCTCGGCACATCGGCGTCCTGCCCCGGCGTAAGCGTTGCTGCGAAGGCGCGGATGGCCTGTTCGCAGGCGTCGGCTCCGTCGCTGATTCCCTCGGTATGTGAATTGGCTCGCTGCGGGCTGGTCCCTCTCTTGTATGCGTGCCATGCTTCGTGCGCTGTGCGTCCGCAAATCCCCGCCGCTTCCTCCAAAGCCTGAAGGACGAGGCGACGGGCGTACTGCTGCGGCGTCTCCCAAAGCTCCTTGCGATCCAGAATCTTCAAGCGCTGCGGCCCGCGCTCGATCTCGTCTTTAAGCGTCACAGCGGCTTCTCCTGCGTGGGGTGGGGCGGGAGTCTTTCCAGCACGATCAGCCCGCTCTTGGTCATTCCGCATTTCCTCCATCCGGCCATGAGGAAGCAAAATCCAGGGTTCGCTGACCGGACCTTTTGCGAATCGACGTAGGTGTAATGCCTGCTATCAGCCCACAGGCAATCAGCGATTGAATCCGCTTGACGGATAAGGTCTGAGCTTCGATGCGCGCTTTCGTTTCGGAACACGGCGCAGTTGACTCCTTGTTGGCGCTCTCCGGTTCGCTGGTCAACGCAATCGTCAATGAATCGTCGCCATACCCAAACAGCATCAGCGTTCTCGGTTCGGAATACCCATTTCTCTCCGGGGCCGATGAACAGGACGCGCTCCCTACCGTCTCGGTACTCGTAGGCGCTGTAATGGCGCTCGTACATTGCGAGGCAGTCAAGGTCGCCATCCTTCGTCAGCCACCAAAGCGGCCGCATGGCTTCATCACCGCCTCCGTTCGCGCGCTGGGGTGTTCATGGCTTGAGTTGTCTTACGAGTTCGCCGGTAACTACGTTCCAGCGCAATCCGTGACCGGGGCACGTAACGATGTCGCCTTCCTGGTGCATGCCGCTCAACGGGATGCCGCGATGCGGACACACCATCCCGTCCTTGAGTTTGCAGTCTGCATAGGCGGATTCCAAGCCATAGAACCATTTGGCGCGTACAAGAACTTCGTTGAACTCGCCCATGGCGCGATGCATCTTCCTGCGGCGCAGAACAGGAGTAGGAAACCCATCCGAATTGATGCGGTCGCTAATCATCAACGGCGCGCTCAAGTTGAATCCCAATGGTTTGAACCGGTGCTGCGGAACGAATCGCCAGTCAATGTGATAGTGCTGCCAAGGGAAGTTGATATGCGCCTCATCCTCATGCTGCGGCCCCATGACTGGCCAATCATCGGTAACGTTGAAGTATTTACCGCGCACGCACGGCACGGAATACATCTGGCCTACTACGTAAACCTTGCGTTCGCTCACTTGCGCACCTTCATGGGCGTCACCACGCGCACGCGCTCCTCGGCCTGCGCCTTAATCCGCTCGCGCGCGCGCTTGAACGCCTTGGTGATGTCCGTCGCGCTCGATGGCACATACGGCACCGCCCACTTGTGCTCGTCCGTGAACTTGGGTTTCATCGGATTCGGATACCTTTCAGGAACGCGATTGCTTCATCGACGCTATGCAGCGTCGTACAGTTCCCTCGCCATTCGGTTTTCCACTTGAGCTGATCCATCGTGAAGCTGCTGTCGGCCTTCAGTTCCGCGAGCAGGTTCTTTCCGCGGTATCCGATGAGCAGGTCCGGGCACCCTTTGCCGATCGTATGCAAGGGCTGGACGCTCGCGCCCATCTTGCGGAGCGCGGCCACGATGGCGGCCTGGTTCGCGTCTACTCGGGCTGCGCGTCGCATGGGAGCCTGTAGACCGCGAAGCGGGCATCGGCGCGCTTGACCATGCGCCGCTCGATGGGGTGTCCCTGCCGGCGAAGGTCGAAGACGCGGGCGGCAAGGCGTGCGATGCCCAGGTCGCGCCACGCGAGCGCGGGGCTGAGCTCGAGCCCGGTCTTGAGGTAGCGCAGCACTTGCTGGTTCTGGGTGTCTGTCATGGGTGAGCGGCGCTGGCGAGGCTCGATAGCTTGCGGTTGAGGAATCGCACGGCGCTGTCATAGTCCACGTCGCTCATCTCGTCGGCGTGCTTGACGTTCGCGGTACGCAGGATCGTCGCGTAGACCGTTCCGGTCTGGTTGCAGAGCTCGAGCAGCGTGTCGGAGCGGGTCTTTGCGGGCGGCCCCCCGGCGGCCGCAGCGGGTTGCGCCGGGGAGGGCGTAGACCCGAGGGGTTGCTGCGGCGCCGGGGGATTCTTGTCGGCCGGTAGGTCTTCCATGTCCTGCGTGAAAATGTCGCTTGCCGCGGTCGTGTTGAGGACGGCCGCAACGAGGCTTCGCTTATTCGCCATCTTGAGGACGGTGTTGTACTGGTCGGCGAGATCCTCGTTCGGCGTGCGCCCGATTTCCTGCTTCTCGATCACGGGGTCGCCATCGGGGAACTTCTCGCCGCAGCCGCCCTGCTTCTTGAAGCATAGCCAGCCGCCGCCGTACTCGGCCTTGCCCTTGATGATGGTTTCCTTCGCGCAGTGCGGGCACTTGAGCTTGGATTCCCTGTAGGCGTACTTGGATTCCTTGCTCGAGCACGATCCCATGCCCGAGCCAAAGCGCTGCCCGCTCGGTATGTGGTACAGCGTGCATTTGCTGACTACGGTGTAGTGGATGCCCTCGTACTTCTCGGTGATGTCGTACTGCGGATCGAAGCGGAACGTGAGCACGAGCTTCTCGGCGCCGGCCTTGAAGAGTGAGGGTTTCTTGGTGCCGGGGATGACGCCGTAGTGCTCGCCCTCTTTCATTACGTCGCGCATGATTCCCTGGATGAGATTCACTTGCGCGCGAACGTCTAGGACGGTGAGCGCGCCCAAGCGCTGCTCGTAGGGGATAACGTCGGTCGTCATTCTGAGACCCTCCATTCAGCTTGCCACTGTTGCCAGCTGCGTTCGGTGATGTATTCGCCTCGGCGCCAGCGCATGTGTTGCGCGGGGCGGTGCTCGGCGAGCCATGCCATGAATTCCTCGTGCAGTTCGGTTGCGCGATCGGGGCCATTCATCGAGGGTGCGCCATGATGCTGCCCCGGTGATTGCGCTTCGCGCTCGGCTACCGGCGCGACGTAATGGGGATGGCTCGAATGTAGTGGCATTGTGTCCTCGCGGAAGTAGATAGCGTAGTCGGCGGCGCTGCGCGGTTTCATGCCAGATGCAGTACGTAGAAGGCGCCGACCAGCATGAGGATGAAGGCGATCGCGGCGAGGAGCTCGCCGCGCGGCTTGGATTCGTGCACGTCCAGGTACGCTTGTACGCGCGCCAAGAGCTCGTTGTCTTCGCGCTGCTTGCGCGCGGCTGCGAGGCGGGCGCTAGTCATGGCTTGAATCCTACTTCACGCATTGGCCCTTCAAAGCATTCGTAGACAAGGACGTTGAATTCCTGCCCCGCTGCGACCCACGCTGAGTCCCACGCTGCGTCCCTCGCTGCGACCCCCGCTGCGTCCCTCGCTGCGTCCCTCGCTGCGTCCCTCGCTGCGTCCCTCGCTGCGACCCACGCTGAGTCCCACGCTGCGTCCCTCGCTGCGTCCCACGCTGCGTCCCTCGCTGCGGCCCCCGCTGCGTCCCTCAACTCTTCATTGCCAGTGGCGAGATAATCGAGCACGACATCGGGCGGATCGCTGCTCCATCGGTCAATGCAAGAGATTGCCTGAAGGCGCGCGAAATATCGCAGCATTTCGGTTGCATCCATCTGGGCGATAGTGCGGCGACGCGCGCATACGATTTTATCGGCCTGCGTCTCGCCAACATCGGCATATTCGACAAGGCGCAGCATCTCGCCGGGTGCATATTGCAGCGCATTCCAAGGCGTGATGCCGACATGCAGGCCGGAATTGCACATTGATAGCGTGCCCTTGAACACTTCCCACTTGCCTACGGGTGGAAGGGGCGAGCCATCGCGGAGTAGAGGGCCGGTAAAGTGCCAACCGAACTTACGCGCTGTCGCTGCGCGCAGGCGGGCGCTCATGGCGTAGCCTTCGGACGCGAATCCTGCGCACCACACTTTGGGCAAATGCCTGTAATGAGGATTGGACGCCATTCCTCGCCGCATGGATTGCAGATACGCAAGCCACCATCGGAAACAGGATAGCCAAGCTGTTCCAGCGTGGGGGCTTTGGAGAATCGCCCGCCACTACGGAAAAGCCTGCGCTTATTTGCGTAGCGTTCCATCTATGCCTCCGCGTTTTCATATGTGCGCTCAAGGATTTCAAGCCTAAATAGCGCGGGATTGAAGGGCCATTGCTCGCCGTTGAAATGCCGCACGATTCCAGTGCGTTCATTTCGCTCCTCACGTGTTGGCGAGTAAGGCAGATGCTGCTCTCATGGCCGATTCCGTGCGCTTCCGTTTGGCTTCGTAGGATATTTCGCTAGTGCCCATCGCGCGCAGGCAATCGCGCAATGCTTCGACAAGCTGCGGATAGGCATTGCACGCGGCAACGATATATGCAGCATTTTGGCGTGATGCTGTTTCAGCGACGCAGCCGTATGCTGCAGCATCGCCTGCATACAAGCGCTTGCCATCTTTATCGGTGCCCCAAGGTAGCGGAGTAGCGGGTTTCATCGCGGACCGCCCCATACGTCAACAGCGTGCTGGTTTATGGCGTCAGCAATAACCCAAGCGCCGCTCTCGCTCTCCGATGTGATGATTACCTTGCCGCCCACAACGAGCATTGGATCGGGAATGCTGACGACATCGAAAACGATGCTACCGTCAGTGAGTTTAGTTTCCTTGACGCGGACCAGAACTGCGGCTGTCGTGTTCATTGTGATCTCCTATGCGCGGCGCGCTTGCTTGCTGCGCTTGCGGTCGCGCTCGTTTATCAACAGCATGAGAAGCGGCGCAATCAGCATGGCCGCTAGGACAATCGTATAAGCGATTTGCATGTCGTTCACGGTTAGGCTCCTATGCGCGGCGGGTTAGGTTGCTCTTTCGTTTCTTGCGTCCGTTAATCCAGCGCAGCGCACGATACAGAGTCGATGGGCTGATGCCGAAGTGCGCGGCGACCAAATAGACCGAATCGCCGGGCTTGTACGCCCTGACGGCGTTCTCGGTTGCTGCTGATTGTCTGCCTGCCATAAATTGCATCCTGCCACAGATTGTGGTAAGTTGCAACAACAATATGAAAGTCTGCTGCTACTGCGGGAAGCCAACTAATCGGCATCGGTCGGCGATGTATTGCCTCGCCTGCTTGGCGAAGCGAGGGCACGGTACTGCTGGATCAAAAGTGCAGCGTGCGATAAAGCGTGGCGTTCTCTCGCACCCTAGAACGCTCTTGTGCGTCGACTGCGGGCGGCCGGCGAAATTCTACGATCACCGAGACTACGCGAAGCCGCTGGCGGTCGAGCCGGTGTGCGCGAGCTGCAATTACAAGCGCGGTCCGGGGGCGGCGGCGGCGCCCGCTTGACAAGATAGTAAGTGCTACGGGAGAATAGCGGCGCGAAGTGGAATTCGCTGTATGAGTGGTATCGAACCCCCAAGTGGGCGGGAGCCGGGTCATCGGCGCTGCGAACCCTCCGCAGAATTCCACCCCGCCGACTTGGGGGTTTTTCATTTCACCTTCAGACATAGCGGCAAGGCTGCAAAAGCTAGCTCGAGGCGGCTCGAGCGAGCCCGGTCGCGACTGGGCGCAGCGGATCTTAGACCGCCATGCGCTCGGCGAGACATATCCGCCCATAGCGCTTAGATTCGCCCGGCAGGCTGTCGGCGAACCCCCATACAGTCGGGAACCCGGAAGTGATGATGAAAACTAAGCTGCGGCCGCATGTGCCAGCAATCATTGCCCATGTGGCAAAGCTGGATGAACCTTGGGCTGCAGCCCTGATCGAGCACCTGCGGCATGTTGCGGCGGTCTGTGATGCGAGAACAGAGTGGGCTGCCGTGGTGCGCCGCGAGCGCTCAGAATCGATCAGAGAGAGCATAAGGCTCGCGATAGGCTCCCTGCCCAACGGGCGCTGTACGGCGAGCATTGTCTTGCGAAGGATGCAAATCAAAGGGCCGGGGTTCTACGGCCTGAAGAAGGTTCCGAGCCTTCCAACGATTAGAGCGGTATTGAGAACCCGAAGCGAGGGCGGGCAAACCCTTGCGCCTGATCTCCCGAGACAAGCCGGGACCCGGATCGCTGGTAGGAGTGGGTATTCGAGCACCCCAGCGTAAACCGTCCTAATCCGGCCGCCGGCGAAGACAATCGGCACGCAACCCGGAATTCCCATGTAACCCGCCAGTAGCGACCCGAGAGGGTGCCGCGCGAAGGGAATCGACGGATAGAGGCTTCGAAAGCGCTTCAAAGGCTACCGACCCTGCGGGCTAAACCTATGGTTAAACCCTTGCAGGAGCGCGCCCGGCGCCTTGCAGATCCGCCATGGCACCTTGGGGTGCCGGCGGACTGAGGCGCCGCGCTCAGGCGACTGTAAACGATCCTCGCAGTACGCTGCCGCGCTACTGAACGCCCACGTCCAACACGCGGCGCGCCTCGCACCTGCCCTGCAGCACCTCAAGCACTAAATGTAGCCTTAGACGCCCTCAAACGCGCATTCGAGCCCATATTTAGTAGGTCGCACTGGGTTCCACGTGGAACCATGGAGCTCGGGTTTGACTGGGAATTATCTCATTCTTTGGCCTCAAATGCCGCATGGTGGACCGCACCTAGCGTAAGCTCTTGATACTGCTGGATTGTGCGGTCGCACAACCTAGAATGGTCATTATGTCAAATGCCTTGGGTGAGCGCTTACTGACCTTGGGATGGTCGGTGCGATGGACATGGGCGCTGTGAGGCGTCGGCACCCACCATCTGGTACCCAAAAAAGAGCGGAGGTAACTGCTACACTCTTCATCGTCCAAAGCCTGGTGGCCTGTCTGTTGGCTTCTCCGAGCGTGTGCGCAGCGTCGGGCTTTGGGCACCACCAGGCCACTAGCTCAAGCGGGTAGAGCACTCGGCTCTTAACCGAGAGGTTGCCGGTTCGAGGCCGGCGTGGCCTACCAGGTTTCACGTGGAACTTGACGCCGTGCACTGTAAGCGTTACAAGGCTGATCCATGCAGCACACGCTGACGGTGGTGTTGAGTTTCCCGATTGCGCGGGTGAAGGCGGAAGAAGTGCTCGAGCACTACTGGAAGCGCCGGGGCGAGAAGAAGCTCTACATGCGGGAGTACAGGAAGCCCAAGCCCCGCGCTGTGAATGCGGTGCGCCAGGTGGTGACGGGATCGTGAAGATAAACGGCCACGCGCGAAAGGATCATCTTGGGAATGTCCTTCGCGTCGTGACCGAGGAGCAATTATTCGGAATAGAGCGGGAACGAAGGCTCGATAAGGGATTACGCGAGCGCGCCTACTACTGCAATCGGGCTCAGTACGTTCAAAGGCGCGGGACCGGCAACACGATCGCCGACAAGGAAGCGCGCTGGCCCAAGTGGCGCCTTCCAACGCCCGGCTGGCTTGCGCCGGCGCTTCACACACTCAGCGTGACGATCTCGACCGTCTGGGGGATCTGCGGGCAGAGGGCGGAAATCGAGTGATCGAAGATCGCGCAGCATGACCTACCAGCAGGAACTCTCGCAGGATCGATACGCGCAGGCCGTGCTCTCGATCAAAGGGAAGTTCTCGGCCGCGCAGCTGGACCGGGCAGCGCACCTCCTCTGGCTCGCCGAGCTTGAGCGCGGAAAGTTCTTCGGTGAGCAGCACTTACTTCAGGAAGCAAGAAGAATTCTCAGGGAAATAGGGTGAGCATCCTCGTTGCGGGCGATGCGATGGTAGACGAATACTGGCACGGCGAAGTCTCCCGCATCTCTCCCGAAGCGCCCGTCCCCGTCGTGAAGGTGCTTCGCGTCGAGCGGCGCCACGGCGCGGCGAAGAATGTCTGCGAGAACGCATCGGCCATGGGAGCGATAGTTTCGGGGCTCTACTCGCCGTCCTTCGCCGAGAACCCGATCAGGAAGATCCGCATGATCGGGCGCGCGCAGCAGGTCTGCCGGGCAGATTTCGATCACCCGCAGGAGCCGGTGCCGCTCGAGCAGTTCAAGTGGGCGCTTGAATCTGCATCCATCGTCGTCTTCTCCGACTACGCCAAAGGGGCGCTATCGAACGTCTACGATCTCATCACGCTCGCAAGCGAGAAGCAAAAGACCATCCTCGTCGACCCAAAGGGCCACGACTACGATCGCTACCGCGGCGCCGATGTGATAAAGCCAAATCTCGACGAGATGCGCGAGATGGTCGGCGGGTGGTCCTCCGAATCCCGCCTCGCCGAGAAGGCAGAGAAGCTCCGCGCCGACCTCGGCTTGAAGGCAATCCTCCTCACGCGCGCAGGCGAGGGCATGACGCTATTCACGCGTGGCGAGTCGCACCACATCGCGGCCGCGGCGCAGGAAGTCTACGATGTCACGGGCGCGGGCGACACCGCGATCGCCGCGTTTGCCGTCGCCCTTGACCGGGGCTTGGACTATATCACCGCGGCGAGGTACGCGAACAAGGCCGCCGGCGTTGCCGTCTCGAGGTTCGGAACTGCGGTCGTTACTGAACAGGAGGTTTTCGGATGAGCGAGAGACTTTGCAAAAACTGCAAGCATCGCTTCGGCTTGTTAATTGATCGCTGTCGGCTGGCTCCTACGGAAACGCGCGTCGATCCGGTGGACGGAGCAACACTCCACCGCAGTAATACTTGTCGCAATATTCGTATCCACGGCCCATGCGGGCCGGAAGGAAAGTTGTGGGAAGCGAAGACGTGAACGTAGCCGACACCATCGCCGAGCTTTTGGTCGCCCGCGGCATCACGCACGCCTTCGGCATCGTGGGCGGAGGGAACGCCACGCTCTTCGATGCGCTCTACCGGCGCCTAACGCTCGTCTGCGTTCACCACGAGCAGGCCGCCGCGATGGCCGCGACCTACTATTACCGCGTGTGCGGCAAGCTCGCACCCGTGGTTGTCACTTCAGGAGCGGGATCGGCTAACGCGATTACGGGCGTCATGGCCGCCTACATGGACTCCATCCCGCTCCTCGTTCTATCCGGAAACGAAAAGCTTGCCCACATAGACGGCAGAACGCGCATCCTCGGACTGCAGGGGTTCGACTCGAGTGCGGTTGCGTCGCATTTCACCAAACACTCCGATCGGCTGCGAAACCCCGAGTACGCCGAGCTCGTGATCGAAACCGCAATACGTGTCGCGCTCGAGCACCGCCAGGGGCCGGTCTGGGTCGACATCCCGAAGGACATCCAGAATGCGACCGTTTGAGTCCGAGCGGCCAGTCATTATCGTGGGGCACGGCGTTCGCGCCGCGGGCGCCGCCCACCTCGTTCCGCGCCTGCTCGATCTCGGCGTCCCGGTCCTTTGCTCCTGGCAGGCGGCCGATATGGTCGACCCCGACCACGAAAACGCTTTCGGCCGCCCCGGCGTCTACGGACAGAGGTGCGCGAACAAGGTGCTCTATAACGCCGATGCCATCGTCGCGATCGGCTGCAGGCTCTCGCCCTTCACGATCGGGCACCACGGTCTGCGCAAAGATCAACTCCTCATGATGGCCGACATCGACGAGGCCGAAGCAAAGAAATTCCCCGGCTGCACGTTCCTGCGGCAGGACGCGAAGAACGCGATCGAGATCCTCCTCGCACCCGGCCCCGCGCACGAATTCGCAGACTGGCTCGCGCAGTGCAGGAAGTGGAAAGCGGAGTACCCTTGGCTCGATTCCGCCCATGTAGACGTAAACGGACACCCAAACACCTACAGGTTCATCCATGCTCTCCCAGAACACCTTGCGCCAGATGCGATTGTCGTCACGGACATGGGCACTGCGCTCACATCTGCGTTTCAGTCGCTCAAAATCAAACCTCCGCAGCGACTTCTCACCTCTGGGGGCCTCGGTGAAATGGGCGTTGCTCTACCAGCCGCCATCGGAGCATCGTTTGCCACCGGACGGGGACCCGTTTTATGTCTCTCTTGCGACGGCGGAATGATGCTCAACCTGCAGGAATTGCAGACCATCGCGCATCACCAGCTGCCGGTGAAGATCATCGTCTTCTCGAACGACGGCTACTTGATGCTCAAGCACACGCAGAAAGCGCAAGGCATGATGTACGCGGGCGTCGACAAGATGAGCGGCCTCTCGTGCCCCTCGTATCGCAAGCTCGCCTACGCACTCGACATCCCCGCGTGCGACATCCACTCGTGGGCCGATGCGAAAACCGCCATTCCGCAACTCTTCGCGGAGAAAGGCCCCGCGCTCGTCGAATTCTTCATGGACCCAGAGCAGCCGCTCGTACCCAAGATCGGCTACCAGATGAAGGACGGCAATCCCGTGTACGCGCAACTTGATGAGCTCTCGCCATGAAGGGACTCGAAGTGCTCGTCACGTTTGCGCCCGAGATCCCGACGAGCGTGCAGGGCGTCGCGCTCCTGCGGCTCGAAGTGTTCCTGCGCTCTGCGACCGGCTTGGACGTTCGCGTCGTAAAGAAGCTGCAGGGCGACGACTCAAAACTCCGCATCAAGATGACGCCACAACAACGGGAATCCCTATGAGCACCGATTTCGACTACACCGCAACCACCGCGATAGGCGAGCGCCAGGTCGCACTCGACGGAACCAACATCGGCTACCACAAGGAGCGCGTCGAGGCGTGGGCAAGGGGAGAAAGAGTAGCGCCTATTTTTGTCGATGTAGCGTGGACACGCCGCTGCCAGGCCGCGTGCTACTTTTGCGCGGCGCAAACGCAGTCCTCCGAGGGCGGCATCATCACGCGCGAACACGCAATGAACTTCCTCGAGGATTCCGCCGAAATGGGCGTCCTCGCCATGAACTACATCTCGGACGGCGAATCGACGATGGTGCCGTGGTACGCGGAATCCGTTGAGCGCGCAACCGATCTCGGCATCCAGATCGGCGCCGGCACGAACGGCATTGCGACTACGCGGCCCGTCCTCGAGCGCATCCTCCCTCGGCTTCTTTCCTTCCGCGTCAACTTCTCCGCTGGCGAGAAAAAACGCTACGCCGAGATCATGGGCCTGAAGCAGCCCGTCTACGACATCGTGATCGAGAACATCCGAACTGCGGTCAGCCTCGTTCGCTCGAACGGCTGGAAGTGCGTGACGAACATGAACCTCGTGTGCGACCCCGACCAGTCAGACCAGTTGCTTCCGTTCGCGAAACTCGCGAAACAATTGGGCGTTCACTACGCGATCATCAAGCACTGTTGGGTCGACACGCACATGGATAACTCGATTCACGTCGACTACACCGGCTACGAGCGCATCCGAGACACTCTCCTCGAGTGCGAATCGCTCTCAGACGACACGACGAAGATCGTCGTCAAGTGGAATAAGCTGAAGCACAAGGGCGAGCGCGCGTACTCGAAATGCTTCGGGCCGCCGTTCGCGCTGCAGATGTCGGGTAATGGCCTGATCGCCCCGTGCGGGCCTCTTTTCAACGAGAAGTGGCGCGCGTTTCACATCGGCAACATCACGCAGGAACGGTGGCGCGACATCTTCGCGTCCGATCGCTACTGGGAGGTGATGAAGTACATCGGCTCGGATGAATTCGACCCGAGAAAACGCTGCCCCTCGGACTGCATGCAGAACGTGACGAACGACTGGCTCTATCGCTACCTCGAAGGCAAGGTCACGTTCCCGATCACGCCGGCGCCCGCGAACGCGGCGTTCCTTGCGTGAAAACCGTTCTGGCACATGGCGTATTTGACATCCTGCACATCGGGCACTTCCGACTGCTGCGGCGTGCGCACCAGTTGGGCGATGCGCTCGTCGTGTCTTTGCTCGCCGATAAGTGGGTGAAGCTCTACAAGCGCTTCGACCGCCCGATTCATTCTTTGGAAGAGCGAATCGAGCAGATGCGCGCGATCCGCTACGTCGATGAGATCGTCGTCGTCGACGGCGCAGGGCACGAGGCCGTGCAGGAGATGATCGAGATGGTGCGCCCCGACATCTATGTGAAGGGGCTCGCATCGAAGGGCACCTTCAAGGAGGAGGATTGGGTGAGATCGCAGGGCATCCAGATGATGTTCGTCGACATGGCGAAAATCGAAGGCGAGGACATGTCCTCGTCCCGCATCCTTCAGGTTCTCTCGTGATCGACGAAGAAAAATTGCTCGCCGCTCTCGTCGGTGCGAAAGAATCCGGCGCGCACGTGTACCTGATCGGGAACGGCGGCTCGGCTGCAAACGCCATGCACATCGCGAACGATCTCTTTGCTGCGGGCGTTCGCGCCCACGCGCTCACCGACGTTGCAACGCTCACCGCAGTCGCGAACGACTACGGATACCTCCGCGTGTTCGAGCAGCAGGTGAAGGTGTTCGGCGAGACTGACGACATCCTGATCGCGCTCTCGGGATCGGGGCGCTCGCCCAACATCCTGATGGCGATCGACGCCGCCGAGCAGATCGGGATGCAGGTCTTCACCGTCACCGAGTACCTGAAGGACATGACCATGCAGCAAAGCGAGGAGTCGCAAGTTGCGCTCGGCCACCGGCTCATGCTCGCGCTGCGGAAGATGCAATGAAGATGAACGTGCGGTGGGAGAAGCATTGGCACGAAGGACAATGGCGCCTGCGCGGTCCGGTAAACATCATCGCGTGGGTATATCGAGTGCGAACGGGATACTGGAATAGCAACAAGACCGCAATTCGTTACCACCCTCTTATTGAAAGCACATTTGGTAGTCACGACAGCATGGAGAGAAAAATGTATCTCTCTCTGGAGGAAGCCAAGCGCGCTGTCGAAAGGAAACTCAGACTCACATGAAGCCAGCGTTTCTAATTAACAACCGTAACAAGGGGCGATTCGTCGCGCGCTGCCTTCGCGCAGCAATCGCGCAGACCTACCCGTGCGAGATCATCATCGCCGACTTCGCATCCACCGATAATTCGCGCGACGAGATCAAGAGCGTCCTTGCAAATACGCCGGGCCGACACCACGAAGTGCGCTACCTTGAGAACAACGAGCCGACCGAAGCCTCGATGATCGCCGTCAACCGCGCGCTCAAGTGGATGGTCGGCCAGACCGAGGCAGATTGGATCTTCCAGTGCTCGTCGGATGACTATTCGCTCCCCAATCGCATCAAGGTCTGCATGGCCGCGCTCACGCGATTGGAAAGCGAAGGCCAATCCACTTCCGGCATCGCGACGACGATGAAGTTCGAGAACCCCGAGCGCCCCGGCGAAGTCGCCATCACCGGCTATCCGACGATGACCGGCTACGTGACGGCCGGCATCGGCCTTTCTCGCCTCGCCTACGGTTCCACCATCTGGGGCTACTCGCGCGAATTCCTCGAAAAAGCCGAGCTCGACGTCCCCTGCACGCTGGATGTGTACCTCGGGTTCCTCGCGAGCCTGGACAAGGGCTACTACGTCATCGCCGACCCGCAGCACGTTCACTACATGGCCGCCGACAACGAAAACATAGGCTTCCAGGGCAAGATGCGCGCCGCAGAACTGAAGGGCGACCTGGAAGAGATGACGCGCGTGAACGAATTGAACCGATTCCAGTTGTTCGAGCTCTACCTTCTCACCGCGGCGCGCTCGCACCACCTCTACCCGATGCAGCACGAGCTCGATCGCAACGCCATGACGCAGATGCTCATCAACCAGGCGGTCGGCTGGTACACCGAAAGGAAAAACATGCACAACAAGCGCTGGATGCCGGGGATCATATGAATTTCGCCTCTCCCGAGATGGAGGCCGCGGTGATGAAGCAGTCGGAGGATGCGCTTCGCGAGCTTGCGCTCACGTTCAGGAACGTCGGCATCGCGAAGGCGCAGATCGCGATGATGCTGCGCTCGGTCGCAGACGAAATCGACCCGCCGAGCCTCTTGCATTGAGGAGAACGCAATGGAAGAGCAAACAGTAACCACATGCACATGGCATCCGAATCCAGTCGCATTAGAAGCGAAAGACATGACACTGCGCGACTACTTCGCAGCGGCTGCGTTGCATGTCGTTGGCTCCGGGTATTCAGATACGAATATTGCACATAACTGCTACCGCTTGGCGGACGCCATGCTTGCGGAACGCGAGCGTGCTAGCGTTTATATTCACCAGAGCGCGACCGACAAGTGAAGGTTTGCATCGAATGCCGCCACTACGAGGGGCCGCAGGCGCAGGTCTACCTCGGCCCCATGACGGTCACGCAGCAGCCGGTGTGCAAGCACCCCGATGCGGTCACGCGCGACATGGTGACGGGGCGCTGCCTTTGTACCAACGAACGAAACTTCACAAAAGGATGCGGTAAACAAGGAAGACTATGGGAGCCACTGCAGAACAACCAAAAGTAACCTTCGTACCCGCCGCGGTGGATGCGAAAACAACGGTCGTGCAGGAGGAACTGACCGCTCGCATCCTCGCGAGGGGCGAGCTCGAAGAAGCCTTCCGCCTCTCGCTAGAAGGCGGCCTGAACAAGTATTCGGGCGCGGCACTGCAAATGCGCGCGATGCTCAAGATGCGTCGCGGCGATCTCGATGGCGCCGAAGAACTGATCGACCGCTCGCTACGCATCGCATCGAACTACTTCGGCTGGAAGATGGCCGGCGACTGCGCGTTCCTGAAGAGCCAGTTCGACCGCGCCGAAGGCTACTACCGCAAGGCGCTTACGCTCGAGCTCACCCCCGAGGTCGTTCACGACTTGGCCGTCGCCATCGTCTCGCAGGGCCGCATCGAAGAAGCGCTCGTACACTTTCGCGAGGCGATCGCGATTGATCCGCGCCCGGACTTCTATCACCACCTCTCGATCATGTCACTCCTTGGCGGGCACCACGAGGAAGGATGGGATCTGATGAAGTGGCGCCTGCAGGTGCCGGGTGTCACCGGAACCTTCCCGAACGCGGAGAAATACTGGAACGGCGAGGATGTGACCGGCAAGGTCATCACCGTCAGGACCGAGCAGGGTTGGGGCGACGCGATCCAGTTCTCGGGCTACCTGCCTTACCTGATCGCTAGGGCGAAGAAAGTCTACGTCTTTTGCCAGCGCCCGCTGATGACGTGGTTCAAGCACTATTTTCCGAAGTGCATCCCGTGGCCGCACGACGCACCGCCGCGCCTCGATTTCGACTATCACGTGAACATCATGTGCCTGCCGCGCCTGATAAAGCCGAAGGATTACGTGCGGCCGCCCAAAAGGGAGCACAAAGGCACGGGCGTCGGTTTTTGCTGGTACGGCTCGCCCACGCACAAAGCCGACCATTTGCGCACGGTGCCGGTTGAGCGCTTTGGGCCGATTTCCGAGGTTTTGGGCAAAAAGCTGCTTTGCCTCGGATACGGCAGATTCGACCAAAAACCGGATTTCGTGAAATACCTCGTGGAAGAGTCCCGCGACTGGCTGGAAACCTGCCGCATCGTGGAAAAACGCATCCGGCTCATCATCACCGTCGACACTGCGATTGCGCACATGGGCGGGTTCCTTGGCATCCCGACGTGGCTGCTCTTGCCCTACGTTCCGGATTTTCGTTGGGGGATGACGGGCGAGGAAACGCAGTGGTACGAGAGCGTGAAACTCTACCGGCAGCCCCGGCTCATGGACTGGGATTCGGTCTTCGAGCGCGTGAAGCAGGACGTGGCCCGATGATTACCACGAAGACCAGCCAGGACGTGCAGAAGGAGTTGCCGCAGGTGAAGGCGAGCGAAGAGGAGATGTCCCATATTCAGAACTTTTCTCTCGCTCGACCGGATTGGGCCGTGGTGCTGCTCACGCAAAGACTGCGTGGCGATGGCGAGACGGGCCGCGCCGACAAGTACCCGAGGGCGCATCCATACATCACCGGCATGCAGTACGTGATGCGAGATTTGAAACAGGGGCCAACTATTCTAGACATCGGCTCGCCGCTCGTGCAGAACGCGGCGCTTGCTTGTTTCCCCGGCGTCAACCTGACGGTGCTCGACGTTCGCGGCCACGATGACGCAGACACGATGGGCCTCGAATGGGTGCAGGGCACTGCCACGGCGCTGCCGTTTCCAGATGGCAAATGGACGATCGTGACCTCGTTCTGGGTCATGGGGCACGTGGGCGATGGACGCTATGGTGACGATCTCGACATCGACGGCGACCGGAAAATGCTGCGCGAGATCCACCGCGTACTCGCGCAAGGCGGAATAGCGTACCTTGGTGTCGGCCTCGTTGCCGAGCAGTCCGGCATGATCTTCAACCTGCACCGCATCTACTCGTGGCCGTGGCTTCGCGCCGAATTCGATAAAGTGGGGTTCGACATTCTGGAGGAAGTGAACTTCGACGTGTACGAGGAAGTATTCATCCACCAGGATGTGGACATCCGGCGCATCGATGGCAAGTACGGCCTCGCGAAACTGAGGAAGCGGTGAAATTGGACGAGTGGTTGAGAGTCAACGGGAAGCGCTTCCCGTTGATCGTTTTTGAAATCCAATGGCCTGATCCAGCTAGGCCATTCGGGATATGGTTTGAGATTCTATTTGACCAATTCTCGATTGGCATCCACTGGAATGAATTCACCACTCCGCAGGGGCGACAGTATTGGAGCCGTGGACTTATTCTCGGGATGTTAGCTATTCGAGTGAGCCGAGACAAATGAAGTGGCAGGAGCGGTTCGAGAAGTTCTGCATGGAGTTGAAGATCGACTCCAAGGAGCAGGGCATCGTGCCGCTCGCACTCAACGGCTGCCAGAAGTATTTCATCGCCGAGGTGGCAGAAGGACTCGAGCGCGGCATCCGGCATTTCGTGATCCTCAAAGGGCGGCAGTTGGGCATCACGACAGTCTCGATCGCGCTCGACCTATACTGGGGATTCCAGCACCCCGGCATTCAGGGTGGGCTCCTCTTCGATAACGACTCGAACAAAGAGAAGTTCCGCGACACGATCAGCCGCTACATCCAGCACCTTCCGAAGAACATGAAGATGCCGGTGCAGGCCCACAACCGCTACCAGCTTGTGCTCAAGAACCGAAGCGACTTTCAGTACATGGTCGCCGGAACGAGGACTTCCAATGACACGCTCGGCCGCGCAAAGGCGCTCAACTTCCTGCACTCTACCGAGTGCGGCTTCTATGCTGACCAAGACGGCCTTGACACTCTATCCTCCTCGCTTGCTGAGAAGAATCCTAAACGACTCTATATCTTTGAAAGCACTGCAAACGGCTTTAACTCATGGTACGACGCATGCATGGTTGCAAAGCGTGCGATCCGGCAAAAATTCATTTTTATCGGCTGGTGGCGCAAGGAAGACTACTGCTTCGCGCCGGGCGACAAGGAGTACGAAGTCTACTGGGACGAAGCGAAAGGGCTCTCGGGCGATGAGCGCGTCTGGGTCAAGAAGATCAAGCAGTTCTACGATTTCGACATCACGCCGGGGCAGATCGCGTGGTATCGCTGGCACCTCTCGGAGCAGAAAAAAGACGACGAACTGAAGATGCGCCAGGAGTACCCCGCGACCGAGGACGAAGCCTTCGTCGTCGCGGGCTCGCAATTCTTCACGGGCGAGAGGCTCACCAAGGTCTATCTCGAAACGAAGAGGGCGAAATATGATTCCTACAGGTACGTTACGGGTTCGGAGTTTCAATTTACGCAGCTTCACAAGACGAACGCACAGAACGCCGAGCTCAAGGTCTGGGAAGAGCCGCGGCCGGACGGCATCTACGTCATGGGCGCGGACCCTGCTTACGGGTCGAGCGACTACGCCGATCGTTTTGCGCTTTCCCTTTTTCGGTGTTACGCGGATCGGCTCATCCAAGTGGCAGAGTATTGCACTCCTGACATCACTACCTATCAATTTGCTTGGATACTGGCTCATCTTGGGGGAGCTTTTAGAAATGTTTGGCTGAACCTGGAGATCACCGGCCCAGGCGGCGCCGTCACGACCGAGCTCATGCACCTGCAGCGCTCGGCTTCCCAGATCGCGGTCGGCGAGAACCGCACGCTGCAGGACGTGCTCCCCGCGATCAAGCACTACTTCTGGATGCGCCCCGACTCCGCGCTACAGGGGCCCGGCAAGGCGATGCACACGAAGATGGACGAGTACGTGAAGCGCGCGATTATGAACTCATACCGCGACTCGTTCGAGGTAGGCCGCATGGAAATCCGCTCGACAGAGTGCATAAACGAGATGCGAACGGTAGTGAACGACGAGGGCTCGATCGCCGCCTCGGGGCGCGGCAAGGATGATCGCGTGCTCGCCGGCGCCCTTGCGCACTGGATCTGGATTCAGAACGTGAAGGGCTGGCTTACCGCCGAGCGGCGCACCTACGCGATCGAGAACGCCCGCGAGCAGTCGGGGCCGCACACGATAGGGCAGATGCAGCGCCAGGTAATGAACTACCTCAAGGTCGCCGGCATCACGATGAAATGAACAAAATTCTCAGGTTCACAGAAGAACAAGCGATAGCTTTTGTTGAGTGCTGGAAAGCCGACGCTAGTTGGGGGAGAGTCGCGGACTTATTTCCGGGTGAGCAATGGTTCCCCTACATTGTTAGAGTGCGTGTGATGCTCGGTATATCCAATAAATTAGCGTCCAACGCTTGTTGGGATGGATTGTTTAATAGAGCGAAAAAAATCCTGATGGTGCAGGGATTAGCAATATCCCGAGAGGGAGGAAAATTCAGCAATGAATTGGCCAAGACTAATAATAGGATAAAAAAAATAGACGATCGAAAAATAGCGGATTTCAGGAAACAGTGAGATCGGCAGGGCAAATCAAGCGGGAGTTGATCGACCTAATCTGGAGGAAGCGGCTTCCGCGCATAAAGATTTCGGAGGATTCGCGGTGCTCGAACGCCCAACTGTGGCAAGCGCTGAAGATGGAAGCTACCGAAACAGTGCTGCGGCGCCTGGATGCCTACCTCGATGCGAAAGACCTGCACAAGCACGTCAAGGGTTCGCGGCTCCTTGCTCGCATCGAGAACCTGAGCTACGAGCTCTACCACTACTACGATCAGAAATCGCTCCCGATCGCGGACATCGCGATGTGGCCGCTCGACCGGCAGAAGTGGCTGCTCGAGAAGATGCACTGGCGGGCGAAGAAGCATCTTCGCCTGAGATTCCAGAAGGAAACCGGCGGTGACATCGCGTTCTCGGACGGGGCGGACTACTGGAAAAGTAAAAAGAAGGCACAGGCCCGCGGTCTTCCCCGCGAAGGGTAGCTATCTCCGAAGCGAGACGCTGATCGTCTTTCGCGGCAGGCTCATCAAGACGAAGAGCGACCTGTACTCGATCGTCAAGACGAAAGGGGCGATCCTTCGCGTGTGGTGGGCGGGCGACACGCTCCCCCCCATGATCTACCAGACACGCATCGTCTGCGGCGTCGGAAGGCTCTACACAATGAATTCCGGCGAAATATTCCGCGTGAAGGATGCCGTGCCCTTCAAGCCAGAGCACAAATACTGGAAGACGGTGAACCCGATCTACAACTACCTGTGGAACTTCCTCGAAGACCCCGAGCAGTGGTGCGACCCGCACCACCTCGCCAAGTACAAGCTCGTCAGGATAGACAAAACGGACCCCGACCCCGATTATCAGCCCGGTGGTGATTAAGGAATACAGGTGCCTTGACTGCGAGACGCTGTTCGAGTCTTCGGACCCGGACCCGCAATGCCCGCGTTGCTCGCGAGTAGAAATAGAGCGCGCGTTCCTCACCCCGCCCGGCATCAGCGTCGGGAAGTCCGCGATCATCGACCGCGAGTTGAAGAACCTCGCCAACGACTACGGCATGAGCGACATCTCGAACAAGAACGGCTCGGTGATGGCTTCGCGCCCCGCTGCGGACGCACCGCCAGCGCAATTTGCAGGCGGCGACCCGAAGGTGATGCAGGCGCTCGCGCGTCTCGGTAACACCGCCGACAACTTCTCGGGCGTGCTTCCCCAGATTCGCGCAATGGGCGGCCCGCGCACCTGGCAGAAGGTCAGGGCCAAGTGAAGATAGACGACAAGGACTTGGACGGTTTCACCGCAGAAGTCGTCGGCAAGTGCATGAGCACGCAGCGCGAGCGCGTGCAAGCCTATCAAGGACTCTCGCACTACTACCTGTTCGGCGCGCAGGACGGCAACCAGGCGCCCTACGGCAAGATTTACCCCCACCTCGACCTTCTGACGGCGTACCTGTACTCGCAGGCCACCGTCGAATTCGAGGTTGCGGTGCAGAACGTGGAAGACCCGGTGTATGAGCAGGCCGAACTGATCGGGCACCGCCTCAACATGAACTTCCACGACTACGGCATCGCCGACAAGTACAAGGAAGCGCTCACCTGGGCGCTCGTGTACAACTCGACGTTCCTGAAACTGCGTCCGCGCACCAATCCATTCCAACTCAAGCCCTACATGGTCGAGCCGCACAATATCGGCGTGCTCGATGAATCGCTCCCCGACCTTGACGACCAGGAAGCGTTCACGCACCAGTACACGGTCGGAAAAAACGAGCTTCGGCGCCGCGTATCGGTGCTCCCTAACGCAGCCGACATCATGCGGCGCGTATCGGCCGTGCCGGTGATGAAGCAGGACGCATTTCCCGAGTCGATCAAGAATATCATCGTGGCGGGGCCGGCGAACATGTCGACTTCCTCGACGCGCGGCATCGTGAACATACCCGAGCTCTTCAACCAGCTGCAGTACAAGCCGAGCACGGTTGAGGATCAGGTCGACATGTACGAAACCTGGGTGTGGGATGACGATGCAGAGGATTACCGCACGATCACGATCGCAGCGCCGGGCGTCGTCATCTACGGCCGCAAGGACATCGGGAACCTCCTTGGCATCAAGGGCGAGCACCCGTTCGTTCACATCTGCCCGAACCGGCTGTACAACTACTTCTTCGGCTGGTCGGAGATCGTCGGGCTGATACGCCTGCAGGACTGGACTTCGGAGCGCCTGCGAGAGATTCGGCGCATTCTCACCCTGCAGGCCGACCCGCCGACCTCATTCTCTGGCTTCGGCGGGCTGAACGACGAGAAGGCAGCGGCCTTTGGCTCGCCCGGTGCGTGGATTTCCGACCCCACGCCGAACGCCAAGGTCGAGAAACTCTCGCCCGAGCTACCGACCGATCTCTTTCAAGAGATCTACATGATCCAGTCCATGTTCAACGACATATCCGGGCTCTCGGACGTGCTGCAGGGAAAGGGCGAGTCGGGCGTTCGCTCGAAGGCGCAGACCGACACGCTTGCGAAACTCGGGTCGGCGAGGATCAAGGCGCGGGCTCAGACCGTGGAGAAGTCGCTCGAGGAGATCGGGCACCTCACCATGAAGATGATGCAGAAAAAAGACGATCACAAGTACAAAACCGCAAAGGGTCCGTTCACCGCGGCGCAATTTACCGACGACTACCAGGTGCATGTCGATGCTCACTCGGCGAGCCCGGTGTTCGTCGACGATCACGTGCAGCTTGCGATGGGGCTAACGAAACTCGGCGTGATAGACAAGCGCTCGTGCTTGGAGCTCACCAAGCCGCCGAAGCTGCAGTTGCTCCTTAAGCGCCAGGAGAAGTTGGAGAAGCAGCGCGCGGAACAGATGCAGCAGATGATCGCGGCTGGCATGGACCCTAGCAAAAAGAAATTGCGTAGCGTATAGATACCCAAAATCGCGCCCAGAACGCGCGAAGGCGGACACGGCCCCGTTGGCGGCCGGCTTTCTAAGGAGATCGTCATGGCTCGCAGAGGCCGGCGTGGTCGCAAGAAGAAGTAACTGATCGAACGAAGCGAGGGCGCTCCTCTCCTCGGACCTACCCTTCCAAGCGCCCTCGCTTCTCTCCCTAGACAACATCGCTGCATCTTCCAATGATGCGCGGCATGATGCCGATGCCGCAGATGTCCGCAGGCGCACCCCAACCACCGCAAACGCCCGCAGGCCCGCAAGGCGCCCCGATGGCGCAGCCCTCGCCCAACGACGGCGCAAAGCAAATGGGCATCGTGCAGGTCGAAACCGCAATGCAGCTGATGGAGCAGGCTCTTCCCACCCTTGGCTCGAACACGGAAGAAGGCGCCGCGGTCCTGAAGGCGATGACCGCGCTCGCCAAGGCGTTCAACCGGCAGAAATCGAAAGACCTCGTGCCCGCCCAGATTCAGGAGATGGCGCGCACGCAGCAGCAATCCCCGATGGCGCAGGCGATGGCCGGCCCTCCCGGCGGTGCAGCCCCTCAACCCGCAATGTAGGAGTTACTCATGTCCGATTCCAGTCTCTTCAAGCCCAACACTTCGGGCGCCGGCCTTGGCAAAAAGTCGATGGACAAAGGCCAGTTCGCCAATCCGCCTGCCTACCCGGACGTGTCGGGCTTCAGCGGACCGAGCACGGTCAAGCCCGACAGCGCCTCGGTCATGCCGATCCAGAAGACCCCGACCGCGAAGAAGGGGCGGGTCTAGATGGCCGTTTCCAAGCTATTCACGCCGGTCGTCAAGCGCCGCTCGGATGCCGCCTGCGCGACCGAGCCGAACGATCAGTTCGTGAACGCTCCGCTGCACGCCGACCAGCGCGTGTTCGATAACTCGACCGAGCGATCCGATAACCACCTGAAGCTCGGCGGTGGCGCGCAGCCGAGCAAGCCGAAGTGGGAAAAGCGCGGCAACCGCAGCGTCCCACGAGAAAAGTTCGAGTATTAGGAGCCAAAAGATGGCAACCGTCTTCGAAAACCTCTCCGACGAAACCCGCGACCAGCTTGCCGGCCTCGCCCTGAAACTCTCGGGCAACCAGAAAACCCGCAAGGGGTTCCTGGGACTCGTGAAGGAAGTCTCGCCCGACACCCCCGTTCCCGAGCTCGACACCGACGCAGCCGTGCAGGCCGCGGTAAAGGGCGAGCGCGAAGCGCGCGAGAAGTTCGAGCAGGAGCAGCGCGATCGCTGGTTCGCCGAGGATCTCGGCAAGCAAAAACGCGCGGTCATGGAGAAGTACCAGCTTACCGACGAAGACCTCGGGAAGATGGAGAAGATGATGACCGAGAAGACGCTGCCAGCGGACTACAACTGGGCGGCGCAACTATTCAAGCAGCAAAGCGAGACGGCGGAGCCGACGAACTACGGCACGTCGGGCTACGGGCCGGCCGATGTGAAGGACTACATGGGCAGCATGGAGGGGCTTGTCGAAGACCCCGACAACTGGGCGCTCAAATCCGCCCACTCGATGATCGACGACATGCGGCGCAAGGGCTCCGCGAAACCCTGGTAGAAAAAAAGGAGTAGCAAATGGCAACCATCAACCCCCTTCTTGGTTCTGGAATCGTCCCGGCCGGCAACATCGGCGACGAACTGACGTATCTCACCCGCAGGGCGTTCCTGCCTCGGATGATCGTTCAGATCTACAAGTCATCGCCCCTTATCTCGGCGCTCCTTGCGAACGCGCAGATGGCGGGCGGCGGCGTGAACGCGGTCACGGTGCCGGTGCAGGGCCAGTCCTACACGACCGCCTCGTGGGGAGACTTCACGGGCTCGTTCGTTCAGCCCTCGGTCACGCAGGGTGCCTACAACGCGCAGTTCAACCTGAAGCTCCTGATCGTGCCGATTCCGTTCCTCGGCATGGAGGGTTTCATCCAGGTCGATCACTCCATCGTGCCGATCATCGACGCGAGGATGAACGATGCGACCTACAACGCAATCGAAACGCTCGCGACAGCGCTCTACGGCAACGGTGGCTCGACGAACAACGCGCAGCAGCTGGTCGGGCTGCCGGGTGCGGTCGACGACGGAACGAACGCGACGACCTACGCCGGCATCACGCGCTCGGCTGCGAACAGCTGGTGGAGGAGCCAGTACACGGGCTCGATCGGGGCGGGGCGCTTCACGCGCGATTTCCTCCTCACCTACATCAATCAGTTGGTCAAGGCGACGGGAGAAGCGCCGACTTTTGGAGTGTGCGGATTCGGGACGTGGACATCGTTCGCGACCGATTTCACCGATGCCGAGCGCTACAACTACATGGTCGGGCAGTCGCCGGGGAAGGACGCAAAAGCGTCCGCCCACTTCAGGGCGCTCGAGGTTGCCGGCGTTCCGCTCTACGCCGACCCGTACTGCGCGGAAGGCACGGTGTACCTCCTGAATACGAGGTATTTGAGCCTCTACCTGCACAAGATGGGGGCGTTCGCGTTCACTGGGTTCGAGTCGACGCTGCCCAACTTCCAGTTGGGCTCGATCGGCGCGGTGGTGACGGTCACCGAGATGGTCTGCACCAAGCCGAAAGCACAGTCGCAACTGACCGGCCTGACCGGGTACATGAACATCTAAGGAGAACCCCAATGAGCACCAACAGGATCAACACCCCCGGCTTCGGAGTCGGCGCATCGTTCGGCATCCCGACCACGATCGGCCTTGCGCCCACGAGCACGCTGTCGATCACATCTGGCCTAGTCGGCTCGTACTACGCGACCGGACTCGTGACCGGCACCAACCTTACGCTCGTGTCGACCTCGAACGGGGTCACCGGCACGTACACGATCCTCTCGGGGGCGCCGGGCCACGTGTGGCTCGACGGGGCGAGCGCGTTCGCGGTTTCAACGACCACTTCGGTCAGCCTGGTCTTCATCGCCGACTGATGGAAGACGAAATCCACTCGGTACGGGTCACGAACAAGAACAATTCGTGGAACGTGGTCGATCGCCACGGCGGGCAGGTGTGGAAAT